AGGAATTTAGGATAAGTGAACTCATTTCTAACAATAACATTATATTTGCGTAATTGTCAATCTATTATGCTATATTTATGATGTAGTAACAGTATTATTATGAGTCTAATTAAGTCTTACATACTTTCAATCGAAGAAATGGGTTATGATGCCTACAAGTTAAATAAATTGACCTCTGTAGAATGGGACGATTTACTTACCAAAAGTTTAAAGTCAGATAAAAAGTTATATGAAACTTTAATTCTGACTAGGTGTAAATTGAAATTAGAAAAAGGGCTTACTTGAAGCCCTTCTTTTTTGTTTTGTAATACCTGAAACATAATTCAAAACTATGCAGCATTTCATTCTGGAAAACACATAATTGAGTTTCTAAGTTATGTTGTTCCTCCAATATGTCCTCATATCTTTGGAGAAAATGAGACTTAAATTCAGAAATTTGACATAATTTTCTTTGGATCGTTGCAAGCTCCTTAAAAAGGTCATCATCATTTGTAATGACCCGATCAGATAAATTCGACATTTCAGCCAAGTCTTTTTGAGCCTGAATCATTTCAGGATCGGTTGCTTTGTAATTTTTCATAATTAATAAAAAGAAAAAGAGGAGCTATTGCTCCCCTATTATCAAGTCAGCAGCCTTACTTGACATAGCTAACGATTTGAAAAGGATTTTTGGGTCGCTTTTCAACATTGGACACCATGACTCCAAATATGCTGCGTGGTTCATAGTATCTAAATTAGAAATCTGTAATCTATTACAAATTAGATAAGCTCCTAATTCAGCAACTAATTCTTCTTGAGCATAAGATAAATTATTTCTTGATAATCTAGTCTTATGCTTTGTTGAATGAACTGCTTCATGAGCAAACGTGGCTAGATAAGATTCGTCATTTTTGAAATTGTATCTTTTTGGGATTACAATTTCATCACTTGACTCTCTGTAGTAAGCTCTATCTCCACCCTTAACAAGAGTGTTAATTTGCTTTTCCCACTGGAATAATCTGTCATGAGCTTCTTTAACTCTGACATCTAATTCTCTGGGCTTTGCAGTTAGAACCGCATCATCAATTAGTTTTTCTAATTTCTTTGATGCTTCATCATCAAGTCCACGAATATCAGCGATATTAAAAACGGGAACGCATTTATAGGACATATATTGACCTTTTTTAACTTCCCCATTTTCGTCAATTTCTTTCGTTTCAAATTGTCTTAAAAGTGGTTGTAAAATCCGAGCAGATTTTGAACCTTTTTTTGGTAAACAATTTATGGAACGAGCCTGACCAGCACCCATGAAAAGTGGCAAGTGCCAGCCCCTAATAGAACTCTGTAAGCATAAAAGAGCAGGGTTGCCACCCTGATATTCATGCCCTGTTAATAGGTTTCTAAATCCACCCTTAACAGTCCATTCCTTCCGCCATAATTTCGTGTTACCTGATTCAATCGCTTGAATTAGTTCATTCACAATTAGTTCTTCAGGTTTGACCTGAGATTTTTTGCCATTCATACGGCCATTCATTACTGTCATAATTTTTACAGGATAAATGAAAATTTTTACAGGAAAAAAAGGGGAAATTTATTCCCCTAATAAATTCAAGTTGTATGCTGAATCATGCCACTTTTTGAAAATTTCTTGAGTTTCTAAAGGGCAGTCTGTCCAAGTGTTATCCCGAACAATCCAACCGAAGTCCAGAAGCATTGGAATTAGCTTCTGGTCTTCTATGTAGTGTTTAATTAAATGACTCATTTTTTTAAGCCCCTACAATTTGATTGATAAAAGACTGCTCAACTTCTTCTGCATTTCTTCCGTTTAAATATTGGGTTATATGCTTTGAAGTTGTGCGACTGTAGTATTCTTTGGTTCGGTATAAATCTCCTGAAACTTTGCAAGCTACAGGAGTGTTATACGAATAGAAAATTTCAGAGCCACTAGAAAGAGTCAAAAGACTCTTACTAGTTCCTAATCTTTCAAGCTTCATTGTTTGATACCTCCATAGAATCGAAGTCATAAATAAAAGAGTCAGAGAGAAGTCTGTTAAACTCCTCCTGATCCTGAAAAAAGAAGTACTCGAACTCTGACATCAGAAGAACCTCCTGATGAACTTTTGAAAGAAGTTGTATTTCTTTCGAACTGTAAAACTTGCAGGAATTACAATCGGTGCAAAGTCGTTCTTCATATTGGGACGAATTACTGTAAATCTTGGTAATTCAACTCTTCTGGAATTGACCTCGACTCGATGATAGAAAGGTCTGTTAAGATTCAAACTTTTGCAAGTTGCTAGAGCTGATTCTTGAGTGTGTCTCTCTGCTACGAGATCCCATCTTGCAGACTTGTTACTGTAATCAATGCCAGTAAAACGAGTGACTGAATAGTTCATTTTAAATAAATTGAATGAATTGGATAAATAAGCAAAAGGTATTACCTTTTACTTGTAGGCTGTGCTAGTTCGTGAAGTAATCTGTGACGGGAGAAAGAAGACTTGCCAAAGTGGTTAAGCCCCTTTGCTGCCTGTTATTGTTCGTGAGTGCTACAGCCTAGAAGTAAAAGAGTAAGTATGAAATAATTCTTAGATGTTCCCGTAGCTCATTTCCCACCCGACCTTAATTCGTATCAGTATGAGAGCGTACTTGACGCAAGTGTCACCCAATAGGGAACAAATGAAATTATTTGTTTTTCAAGTTACATTAGTATTATTGCAACATAATGGCATCATGTCAACCCCAAATATGCACCAATTTTGTATTCTGTATCAAATGTTACACTGGCATCAGAATGGCTTCAGACAAGCGAAAAATCTTATGATGCTATCATACCTGAAGCAAATTTTGGCTTCTCTCAGTCGCTCTCAGGCCGTTTTCAGGCCATTTGGGGGGAGTGTTCAGAGAAAAATTTTTTTATATACCCTGCCGAGGAACTTAAATATATATCCGATATCTTCGTTACTAATAAAGATGTACTACTTTGTTTCTACTTTAATAGATAGTTCAGGTGCTTGAATATTGACTGTCTCTACTGACTCTCCGATTACTTTACCTAATGAATCTAATATTTGGGCTGCTGTCTGTAATTGACCTTTTGAAACTGCCTTGTTAAATAATCTGACTCTCATTGCTTGAAGTCTTGGAAGCATATTCTCTCTATCTTTTTCCCAATCTTCGTTATTCCATTGCTTTACACGACTCCAATCGCTCCAAGCAGAAGTTTCTGCAATACCTTCAATCTTTGCATGTTCCAAAACAAGTTGTCTTGTTGTCTTCCCTTCTAGTTGACGAGAATACAATCTTTGACTTCTAGCCTGAATATGCTCTTTTGTATTACAAGCAAACTTAGAGCGTCTTTTTCTTTTTTCTTGTTGTTCTTTATGATCTTCTGGAACGAAACCAGACATAAAAGATTCAGCCACGGACTCAATCAGATAAAGTATTATTTGAATGATAACCTACAAATATGAATTTAGGCTATAAAAAGGGGGTAATAATTGAAAAATTTGTTATTTTTTAGTGTATGCCTGTAAAAACCGCACCAGAAATCAGTTTAAGATATGCCCAGGGTGAAGTTTTCAACTGCAATAAACGATTTCGTGTTCTCGTAGCTGGAAGAAGATTTGGAAAATCATACCTTTCCTGCATAGAACTACTTCGTGGAGCGATAAATCGACCAGGGGAGACATATTTTTACTGTGCACCGACATATCGGATGGCGAAGGATATTGCGTGGAAGGAGTTAAAGAAATTAGTGCCAAAAATCTGGGTCAAGTCTAAGAATGAGACAGATTTGAGAATAGAATTAATTAATGGATCGACAATCGAGTTAAAAGGGACAGAAAATGCGATGGCATTAAGAGGAAGGAGTCTTTCGGGGGTGGTGTTAGATGAAGCAGCGTTTATGGATCAAGATGTGTGGGCGGAAGTTATAAGACCTGCTTTAGCAGATAAGCAGGGGTGGGCATTGTTTATTTCTACACCTGATGGAACTGCAAGTTGGTTTTATGATATGTGGTGTTTTTGCGGAGAAACCGAGCGAGATGATTGGCAAAGGTGGAGTTTTACTACGATACAGGGGGGTAATGTAGCAGCAGAAGAAGTTGAAGCAGCTAGGAGCCAGTTAGATGCAAGGACATTTAGACAGGAATTTGAGGCAAGTTTTGAAAATCTTACTGGTTTAGTAGCGATTAGTTTTGACGATGACAATATTTCTAAAGAGGTACAGGATTTACATATGATGCCTTTGTTAATTGGGTTGGATTTTAACGTAGATCCGATGGCAGGGATTTGTGCGGTAAAGCATAATGACTGTCTTTATGTATTTGATGAGATCATGCTGACAGGTGGAGCAACAACCTGGGATTTTGCGGAGGAGGTAGTTAGAAGGTATGGGGTAGATCGAAGAGTAATTGCTTGTCCTGACCCTACTGGTAGTGCAAGAAAAACAAGTGGAATAGGAGTTACAGACCATACGATTTTAAGAAGGAATGGATTTACTGTTATGAGCCCTAAATCACCTTGGAAAATTAGAGATAAAATAACTTCTGTTAACACAGCATTACTTGATGCAAACGGAGATCGAAGAACCTTAATCCACCCACGCTGTAAAGAATTAATAAAATCCCTCCGAACCCTAACTTACGCACCAAATACAGGTATGCCAAACAAAAACCTAGGAGTTGACCATGCTTTTGATGCTTTTGGTTATCTATGTTTACAACAATTTAACCTTGCAAAACCAGAGACATTAGGCCAAACTTCGTTTAGAATATACTAAGAACTACCTAATTCTTACAATGCCTGGACATTATGGCTCGAT